TCTAGTGTTGTTATCTATGAACTGAAATGTGTGTTGATATTTTTTAAGATAATGTGATCCACCAACATCAAATGCTAAAAAGAAAACAAAATCTGACAACATTATTTTACGATGCAATTCTGGATTAGGAATCACAGTCATATCTTCATGTTGACCGTTTGTAATATCAAACTCTAAGACTTCATAATTTTTCTTGCGAAAATATTCTGCAAGATATGCTCCTATCTGTCCACCGGAGCCTAATATACTAACTCTCATAATTAACCTGCAATCATTGCCTCGTTTAAAATTGGATCTGCTTCCTGATAAAGTTCTTTAGATATTTGCCAACTTATCCAACCATATGTTTTCTTGATACCTTCCTCTAAAGTTTGCTCATAATCCCACCCAAGTTTCTCACGAATAAGATCATTGTTAGAATTACGACCACGCACTCCTAGAGGGCCATCAATATGATTTTTCTTAATTGTTTTATTTGCAACTTTAGCAGCAGTCTCTACCAATTGATTAATAGTAACCATCTCCTCAGACCCTATGTTTACAGGCCCTAGAAAATCGGAATCCATAAGCCTACGGGTTGCTTCAATACATTCGTCGATGTAGAGGAAGGATCTTGTTTGTTCTCCGTCTCCCCATACTTCAATCTCATCTCCGCTGGTAGCGTAGGCAACCTTTCTGCAGATGGCAGCGGGAGCCTTTTCTCTTCCTCCTTTCCATGTTCCTTCTGGCCCGAAGATGTTATGGTAACGAGCAATCCTAACAGGGATACCATGATTACGATTATAAGAGAGATATAACCTCTCAGAAAAGAGTTTTTCCCATCCGTATTCGGAATCAGGGTTAGCAGGGTAAGCGGATTCTTCACGACAGTCTGGGTTATTAGGGTCTAGTTGATTGTGTTCTGGATACATACATGCAGACCCAGAATAAAATATCTTTGTTTTCCAGAGTAACTTAGATCTATTTGCTTCTGTCCAATCTTTCTTTTCACCATCGAATGTTTCATTCAACTTTCTTTGTTCTTCTAAAACATTTAAATTAATTGATACTGAGTTGTGCATGATATCTGCATCATTCTCTCCTGTGAATACAAACCCTGCACCACCCATGTCAGCAGCAAATTGATATATCTCATCAAATGGTTCAATGTGTTGATAAGGAACTGAATTATAAAAATTACCTTGATAACCTTTAAATTCAAGGACACGTTTTACAAAATGAACATCACGTAAATCACCTTGAATAAATTCATGTGCTTCACTGTCTGAAAATTCAGGATATTTTAAATCAACTCCACGCACCCAGTATCCCTCGGATTTAAGTCGCTTAACCATGTGACTTCCAATAAAGCCACCAGCACCGAGAACAAGTGCAGTTTTTTTAAATTTACTCATGCGATTATCGTATTATAATTATTATAAGAAATTAAGAATTAAATGTCAATCTTAGAATCTTCCGGGGAAGGCATCGTGAAGTGTTTCAATCATACTTACAAGTGTATCATGATCGCTACTGGCATCACTATCATGTGTATGTGATTTCAATTCAGCGACTGCTTCTTCCAATGCTTTGAGTCTTGCCTCTACCTCTACATCATATTTTGACATAGAAGCACCTGTTGCAGACTTTGCTGCTTTTCCTTTTGCTGCCATGGTTTTATTAATTTTCTTTATTTAGTATTGGTATAGCAGGGGACATCTTCTGGATCTAACCATTTAGTATATTCAAAATCCTCCATTGCTGTATCTATTTGCATAAAATTATCGCAAAGATACATGTCCCTCCATCTTTGAGTTGATTCATTAAACTTTTGGATACGATAATCTTTAAAACCGTTTGGAAGTAAGTCATCCATTTCAATGTATCGGTATGGGAAACGTTCTAGAATTACATTCATGAGAGATCCTCTAGTATAACTTCCATCATTATATCATAATCCTCATAGTGATTGCCAGTAAATTCTATATTTTCTTTATTATTGTAATATCTTTTAACTTTTTTAAAAAGTTTTGGATGAGATACATCAAGAAAAAATTCTTTGTTGACAGCACCAAGTAGGGTGTGAATATCCCTTTTAAATTTGTTTTTAAGCGTCATTGCTTTATACATTTACAGTTTATTTTAAATTTAATCTGCGATAATGTCAAGCATCGGATCCCCGACCAGTTGTATATAATTCTATTATAGCCTCATCTTCTTTACTTACCTTCTTTTTCCTCTGAATTGCTCGGTAATCTTCATGTAATCTTTCTAAAGCAACCTTTTTATCAGGCATTGTAGTATGGCGACGTATATTATATATTATCTACGAATTATTATGACATCATCATCGTCATCATCTTCAACATTAAATACTAAAAGTTCTTCACCTGATTTAACGTCTGTCATTTCTGGGTGAATATTTTGTCTTTTGATTGGTTTGTTTAGAGAATCAATAGTGGTAGTCATCATCTTCCACATGAAAGCAAATGTTGCACCAAATACACCTACAAAAAATATAAGGAAGATAAAAACAGTAAAATCATTCATTGTCGTTGAAATAACTTTTGAATAGGAACTTGTTTTATTTTATCAATTATATCAGTCTCTATCTTATCTAATATATTAACATCAATATGCATAAATGGTGGAATGATTCCTAACATTCTTAATAGACCATCAACAAATAATGCAAGAGTGGTGAATCCAAGAATCATACTGATAACAGTGGCATCGCGATTATGCTTTGCCATTGATATCTCATCAATCTCTCTTGCTTGATTCACTGCCTCTTTAACAGCTGCTTCAATGAGCAAATTAACTTCTTCTTTAGTGTAAGAATCGTTTTTTCTTTTGAGTTTAGTAACAGTAGTTACTGGGAACTCTTTGATTAGTGTATCGATCATGTTAAGACTTAACGTATTTCAAAGTCAAGTTTTCTGACTTTTCTTTTTCTTCTTTGTTCTTGCCAAGCAAGTTCTTCTGATGTTAATGCTTTCGCATCTGGTTTTTGTGTATTATTATTTAACATTATAACTTTCTTTAGATTTTTTGCCGTAAAAGAATCGCCAGTTACAACCAACATGTTAGGACATCCACATGACTCTGGTTTCTTACTACTGGTTATCTCTTTATTACAATCTTTGCATCTTACAATAATCATTTGACTCTACCATACTGATCCTCTAATCTAATAATATCATCTTCTTTACATTCACCTAATTGAACCTCAATAAAAACTAAACGTTCTTGATTAGCCTTTGCTCGGTGAACCTCTTTTTTGTTAATCATAATTCTATCACCAACAACACCTTGGAAATCCACACCATTAACATGTATAGTTCCACTACCTTCTACAATTGTCCAATGCTCCTCTCTAAGATTATGATACTGTAGAGAGAGTTGTTGTTGAGGTAAGATTATAATTCTTTTTACTTTGTATGTTGGTTCGTCCAACAATACCTCATATGATCCCCATGGTTTATCTACTTTCATATCAATTAAAAAAAATAAGACCCTCTGCCCCACTTATAAAGTTGCATCTTAGGTCTTAAAAGAAAGGGGGAGGTTGGATTCCTGTATACCAACAAAAGATGGGCATTACTACAGAGTAAATACATCTTTGCCTAAGACCTATCTGGTAAGATAGTTCTGCCATTCCTGACAGCGAGCACCACCTCTGTCTCATCACCTTAACCAGCAATATGCCAGTAAGTTTATTCAGTCACTCCCTATGTCGCGTCCGACAAACTTATTATGACATACTATCTGAGAGTTGTCAACCCTCTGATTCTCGGTAGTAATCGTCTAGTGGTTCTAGTGATAAAACTTCTATATCATCGTCACCGATCTCAAGTTCTATCCATTCTGCAAACTCTTTGTATATAGCATTTTTATCGGCGACTGGTTGTGCTTCATCTATACGAGCAATAGACCACTTACGTGTTGAATATACGGTCTCCTCAGTCGATGTTCCCTTCATAGTAATCTTTTCTAAAATATCTTGAGAGTATGTTGCTATTGTAGTATTTTGGGGTTCCATCGTCAAGCTGCTCCGTAAGAACCCTGTTCGTAAAGAGTTGTCTGGTTTCTTCGTAGTTTGTTTTGCCCTTTGTATAATGTAATGATAAGATAGTTCGACTAAAATTTTGTTTACCCAATCGTCCAATTTCTTCTTTAAGTTCCGGACAAGACCCATAATACTTCTTCCAATCAGATTCTGATTTTACTTTTCGTTTTTTACCTTTAGGAGTTCTGAACTGCCAAAAATATTTACGTCCGATATATTCCCTACCGTTCTTATTATTTGTAATGATGTAGACGTAACCGAAGAAATCGCCAATATCATTAGAAGAGAAATTTGAACCTTTATATAGCCAGGGATTTTCATAATCAATAGTCATACTCATGAAGCACTTCTAACGCATTATTTAGTATGCGTTGTGCAGCACCTCTTTGAGTATCATTCCACTCTGGATACCAAGAGTGTTCGTCAAGACCTCTTTTAATTTTAAGAAGTCTTGATTCCATGTCAATTTTTTTAAGTCTTCCGTTCATATAAGTTCTGTAAAAAGGATCAGGCCAAGGGCATGAGAGTGCATCCATGATTAGATAGATTATTACTATCTAGTCTACTTCCTACAGTTTAAACCCACTAAATGTGTCTTTCTTGACATCTTGTTTTATTCCGCCCACAACATAAGATTCAACCTC